CCTCAACATATGCAGGCTGCCAGGGCATCACAGCTGATAGAGTTCAAATACTTCTAGACACAGACACAACACTGTGTTCCGACCAAGTGCTCTACACTGCCCTATCCAGAGCGGTACATGCAGTACACTTTATCAACACCTCAGCCACCTCATCAGCTTTCTGGGACAAACTCAACAGCACCCCATACCTCAAAACCTTCCTCAGCACTCTCAGAGAAGACCGACTTAGGGAGGAAGGCCCCAAACCGGAAACACCAGAGGAGCCCAAACCTGCAACAACCCATTTCCCAGTGGAGAATGAGAATCTATCCCTGGAAGACAAGGTGGAGGAACTCCTGGAGAAACACGAAAGGGAGTTATACAGCTCAGACCATGGATACTCCAACTGCGTCCAAACCGATGACCCAGTGGTTCAGCTCTTCTCTCACCAACAAGCCAAAGACCAAACCCTACTGTGGGCCACTATCGAAGCTAGATTAAAGATCTCCAACCCAAAAACCAACATGGAAGAATTCAAAATGAAGAGAAACGTTGGTGATGTACTCTGGCTGAACTACAAGAGAGCCATGAAACTTCCAGACAAGCCCATAGAATTCTCACAGGAATTATGGCATGCATGCGCAGAAGAAGTCCAAAAGACTTACCTTAGCAAGCCACTAAACATGATAAAGAACGGGGAGAACAGACAAAGCCCCGACTTCGACAAGCACACAATTTCCCTCTTCCTGAAGTCACAGTGGGTGAAGAAGTTGGAGAAGCTAGGAGCCCCGAAGATTAAACCAGGCCAGACTATAGCCTCATTTCAACAAGCCACAGTCATGCTCTACGGCACCATGGCACGCTACATGAGGAGGATCAGGCAAGCCTTCCAACCCCCAAACATTCAACTAAACTGCGAGCAGACCCCGCAACAACTGACCACATTCATCAAGGACCAGTGGAGTTTCGATCAACCAGCTTACGCCAACGACTTCACACAGTTCGACCAATCACAAGATGGCGCGATGCTGCAATTCGAGGTCCTCAAAGCCAAACACCACAGTATACCAGAGGCAATCATCCAAGGCTACATAGACATCAAAACTAATGCCAAGGTCTTCACCGGCGTGCTAGCAATCATGCGCCTCACGGGAGAAGGACCCACATTTGATGCAAACACTGAG